AGTACCCCCCGGCCTGTGGAATGCGAAAAGGTGGCGGCCATGGGTTATCGGGGCCGTCCTCGAACACGTAGGACCCATGAACGAGCGGGCCACCAGTGAACCTCAACACGTGGCGCGTGGGCATGATCCCGAGTCCTCGTCTCCTGGCGGGTCGACGTATGTCTTCACCTTCGCTCTCAACTCAGCCACCACCTGATCGTGGTGCGCCAGCGCCTGGTGGCGGGTGTGGTGTCGGCAGTCGTACCTCTCGGAGTCCTCGCCCTCCAGGCCGAACACCTTCGTCTCGAACAGGAGCGGGGGGCCGATCATCAAGAAGTTGTGGTCAATCGCCAGGAAGACCGTGGATATCCAGACATCGCCTACGGAGGTGCTGGCCACATGTAGCGGGGAGTGCCCGGAGCGCCTGTGGATCTCGTGCTGCTCCTCAAACCAGCGCGCCCACACCAGGACGTCGTCGTCGCACGGTACGGGCTCACCCTGGTCATCCAGAATCCAATACGTCATCGTGAATCCCCTGCCTTGCCTCGCCTCGCCTTGCCACGCCTAGCCAGGCCTAGCCATGCCGCGCCCTGCCGTGCCACGCCCTGTCTCTACTCCTCGTGGTCCGGACAGAAGGGTGCGTCCTCCGGACTGCTACGCCGGTAGATGCCGACGATGGTCACCTTGCCGCAGTAGCAACACACCTCGGCATCAGGATCAACGACGCGGGTCGGTCGACGGCAACTCATGTGGCCCGCCTGGTCGATGTGCAGTTCGCGGACAACCCAGCATGCCTCACACTGCGGATGGGTCCAGGTCATTCCGGCTGCTCGATCCGGTCCATCATGAGTTTGATCAGCGTCAAACCCAACTCCATGTCGAACACCATCTCGGTCATCCTCTCAACGATCATCACCAGCTCCGGCTTCGACAGGACCACGACGACCGACACGTGGGGCGCGTCAGGTCTGGTCCAGTCGAAGCCGCGCAGGCGTAGGGCCAGAACCTTGTCCAGAGGATCGTCGGTCTCCTCCTCCACGAGAAGCTTCATGTCAAGGCCGTCCAGCGTCATGAGGAGGTCGGCTTCCAGGCGTGCGGCGGCGGCCTTCGCCTGAGCGGTCAGATTCTCGCTCACGTTGTCGGTCACGTGTTGTTCTCCCGGTTCATCTTGCGCAGCTCCTCGCGGATGTCTCCGAGAACGGCTCGTATCCCGATCAGGTAGCCGACGACGAGGCCCTGTCCCGTCCCGACGACCACGGACAGGCCGATGATCGCGTCCTCCAGTTTGCTCATGGCCGCCGCCGTTCCCGGTGCTGGGTGATCTCCCACGCCCACAGGGAATTGCTGGTGCTCTCGAACTCGCGGGCGTCGCCGGGATACCACGTGATGACCTGTTGGGTGTCCTTGCGTCCGCGTCCCTGGTGGCCGGCGCGCGGGTCGTGGTCGGCGGCCAGGAAACATCTCGTGACGAGATTCGCGCCGTAGCGGACGGCCCACGGACATCTGTCGCTCATAATGGGATCATTCCCCCAACTGGGGTGTATAGACGCACAACACACCGAAAGGGATTATTGATCATGCGGATCGTTACCGACGTGCAGGCTCCGCCGACCGGGCAGCCCACGGCCCCGGCGCCGACCACGGCGCACTCCACGACACACTCCACGACGCCCCCGGCCAAGCTCCCCATCACGGGGCCGTCTGACGTGGCCACTGGCGCCCTGGCGATCGGCCTGCCCACTCTCATCCTGGGTGCGGTCATCCTGATGGTCCTGCGCCGCAGGCGGGCACGGACGGACTAGATGCATCCGGCCCCGGCCGACTGGATGGTCATGGCAGCGCTGCTCTGCGCTGTCGTGGCCATCCTTTATTTGGTGTGGTGGATGTTGCGGGGCAAGCCCACCACCTACGCCGGCAACCCAGACCCCGCCCGGATCACCGATCAGATGTGGTGGCTGTGGCAGCAGCTCCAGGCGTTGGAGCCGTCCAGCAAGTTGGGCGGCATCTACGCGAACAAGCCCGGATACCACAACGCGCGGGGCAACCTGCCCTACTACGACTACTCCGTCTGCGACGATCCGCCGGACCAGGGCGGGCCGGGCGACAAGGCCGCCGCGATCGACTGGACCTTCCCGGACGCACAGGGCGGCAACTACGCCACCATCTCGAAGTACACCAAGCGGCTCATCAACTCGGGCAAGGATCAGAACGACCCGCGACTGGACGGTTGGCGCGAGTGCTACGGCAACGCGGACAGCGACACCTACGTCGAGGGCTACGACTTCCGCTACCAGTGCGACGTCACGTCGGACTCCTCGCACCTGTGGCACATCCACCTGAGCGAGAATCGCGATCAGACCAAGAGCCAGAAGAACAAGGAAGCGCTGCTGTCCGTCCTCAAGGGAGAGACTGTTGCCCAGTGGCTGGGCGGAGCGGGAGGGGACGGAGCCGTGTTAGTCAACTGCCCGTACGACAAGGCACGTCAGGATCTCTTCTACGTGGGGCCGACCGGTGAGGTCTGGCACAAGTGGTTCACCGGAGGGTTGAACACGCTCTGGACCGGTGCGGGCTCCACGGAGAACCTCAAAGGCAAGGTCGCCGCCGGCACGTTGACCGCGTGCTGGAAGGTCGATCAGAACTCCATCGACATCGTCGGCCTGGGCCAGCAGGACGGCAACGGACCGGCCGGCGCCGGCCAGTACTGGGGAATGAACCTCGCACGCGGTGGAGCCAAGAGCGGATGGGGCAGCTTCGAGAAGTGCTACGGCGCGTACCCGTCCGCCACCCCGACCACCTTCATTGTTGACGCCGCGAAGCGGGAGCAGCAGGCCATGCTGATGATCGTGCTCGCGCTCATCGCGATCCTCGGCGCGGTCGTCGCCGTCCTCGTGGACTGACCTGATGGAGGTCGGACGATGGCGAAGAAGCGCGGTAACGCCGAACGTCTCCGTCGCTACTGGGAACGCGGAGCCGGCGCGGCGAAAATCCGATGGGGGCAGGGCGGGGACTTCAACCGCTGCGTGTCCCACCTGACCGGCAAGGTCCGAGACCCGCAAGGGTACTGCGCGCTGCGGCACATCCGGGCAACCGGCATGACCACGAGCCAGCACGCGCGGGGAAGGAAACGTCGATGAACACCGCCACACTGGCATGGGTAGCGATCGTGCTGTCCATCGTCGCACTCGTGTTGAGTATCTGGCGCACGCGATGAGCGTGCACTTATTCGGGGACAGCGACGACTTCGAGAAGGGCTTCACGCTCGGCGCGGTCTGGCAGCTCCTGCGGGAGGACTTCGACCACGCCAGCGTTGTCGTCCCCGCGTCGCTGTGTAAGCGGGCGATCCGCCTGGCTGAGGCCAGGGGGTACCGCGCGATGATCCGCAAACCGCCGGGGCTGCCCGGCCTGCGCTACGTCCGCTTCACCTCGGTCAAGGGAGGTACTGGCCTATGAACCGACCCGACGTGCCCACCGATCAGCCGTTCGTCTCCAGCATGGAGGAGGCGGCGGTCGGGGTGCACGAGATGTATGCCACGTTCCTGCGTGCCGGCTTCAACGAGAAGCAGGCGCTCAAGCTGGTCATGCAGTACCTGCGCCTCTCACACGAGTGTCCCAACCACACACCCGAATCGTAGGGCTCCAAGGAGGAGTGATGCCGCAACGCAAACACGCGCCGGAACTGAAGCTCCTCCACGGCGTGGACCCGAACGAGCTGGTGGACACCACCCCGCAGCCGACGCGCCGCGAGCCGAAACGTCCGACGAACCTGTCCGTCGTGGAGCGTCGGCTGTGGGATGAGGTCACCGCGGAGTTGAGGGACATGGATATGTTGACGTCATCGGACGCGGAGGAGATCCGCGCCTACGTGCAAACGGTGGCGTTGTCCTACCGCCTGCACGATGAGCTGGCCAACGCACGCAGTCTCTCGCCGGTCAACGCCGACACCGGCGTCGTGCACGCCCACCCGCTCATCGCCAGCTACGACCGGACCATCGGCCGGGCGCACAGCCTGGCGTCCGCACTGGGGCTCAACCCCCACGGCCGCTCAGTCATCCACGGGCGCACCATCGCGAAGCCCGACACCGAGGCCGCCAACGCGAAGGATCTGTACGCCTAGAGGTGGTAGCGCCAATGCAGGTCAGTCAACTTGATAGCCAGTGCTTCGGGCATCATCGGGTGGCTGTCCGCTGCCGCTTGCTCCACGTCAGTGGGTAGCCGTGTCGCGAGGCCGAACGGTCCGCGACAGTAGATCGCGAGCTTGCCGCAGTACATGCAGATGGAGAAATCCCCGTCCGAGGGCGCGTCGGTCTCGCCGTCCGCGTTGGCGTGGTCAGGGGTTCGCTTGCCGCAGTGGGGGCACGCCGTCTCCACGGAGTGAAAGTTACCTGTGGGCATGACCCCTCCCATTGTCGTCAGTTCAGAACAGGCCTGCCTCGCCGTGCATCGGGCAGTCACGGTTACGGACGTCGAGCACCCAGTCGAAGCCGACCTCGGATGTACGTCCGCGCCACTCGCAGACGCAGTCGGGGGAAAGGATGAACGCGATCACCTCGTCCAGTCCCGCGCGGAACGGATCGAGCCAGGGGTAACGGTCGCCTTCTTTCATCGCCTCATTCAACCAGGAGAGCAGTATTGATGCGTCGATTCGTGTTGGAACGTGACCGGGATGTGTCAGGTGTCAGCGGCACGGGCGTCGTCGCGGAAGGTGTCGAGTTCGATGATGGCAAGGTGTGCCTGCGCTGGCGTGGCAAGCACCGCTCGCTGGTGATGTGGGACGAGATCGAGTCGGTGCTGGTGATCCATGGTCACGACGGCGCGACCCGCTTGGTCTGGGTTGACTCCTGACTGCGGTGCTGGCAGTCGCACCACGAGTCCTCACGCGGACGTCCACAGTGTTCGGCTGGCTTGTCCGGCGCGTGCCGGCACTTCTCACAGACGAAGTTCATGTCAAGTCTCCTCTGTCGTCAGTGAAGGTGTGGCAGTTGCCGCAATACCTCTTGGCGATGTCGTACGCGTTGTGGCTCACCGCGTAGCAGCGCGGGCAGCGAAAGAACGGCGCGCGGTCCTGGGCGCGTACCGCGTCCATCCGGCTGTACGCCTGCTTCATCATGGCGACGATCTGACCTGGTGAAACACCCGCGTCGAGCAGCATTTCGCGGAGCTGGACGATCAGGCCGACCGACCGCTCGGTGTCGAGCGCGACGACCAGTGATATCCGTTCGTCGGGCGCCTCCACGAACGCGCCTTCCAGCTCCATTCCCAGGATGCCCGGATGCTCCGCGTTGTTGCCCAGGCGCTGGAGGACACCCACGCCGATCCGACGCGGCACGTAGAGATCGACAACCTCGCTGACGTTCATCGCCGCCTCGGCCTGGAACTCCTCGGTCACGGTGACTCCTTGTTCTTGGTGGTCCCGAGGGGGTCAACGATGATCCCTCCCGAGTGTGACGCGGCGCAGTTCGAGCGGTTCGCCCATCCCCACCTGCCGGTCTGCGCTGAGCGTGGTTCACATTTCTGTCTGCCGAGAGCTGTTCGCGTCTGCGGCTTCTTCGACTCGGTGCTGGTGCACACCAAGGGCAAGTTCGCGCGCAAGCCGTTCGTGCTCAGTGACTGGCAGCGCAACGAGATCGTCGGTCCGCTCATGGGCAACGTGGCCTGGTCCGACGAGCATTCGCGGTATGTGCGCCAATATAGAATGGGATGGATAGAGTTAGGAAGAAAGAACGGTAAGTCCGAATTGCTCGCCGGGCTGGCCCTGTACCTGCTCGCGTACGACGGTGAGGAGGGCGCCGAGATTTACGGCGCCGCCAGGGATCGCGACCAGGCGAAGATCATCTGGAACGTGGCCTCGCGCATGGTGCAGCTCTCCCCACGGTTGGCCACCCGGCCCGGTCTGCGTATCCGCCGCAACGAGAAGCGCATCGTGGACGAGCGCTCAGGTTCCGCCTACGTGGTGCTGGCCCGCGACGCCATGGGCAACCTGGGCCTGGACCCGAGCGCGGTGATGCTCGATGAGGTGATCGCCCAGCCGGACGGTGAGCTGTGGAACGCCCTACGCACCGCCCAGGGCTCACGTGTCGAACCGCTGATGGTCGCCGCGACCACGGCCGGCAATGATCCCACGAGCTTCGCGGCGGGCGAGCACGCACAGTGCGTGAAGGTGTCCGAGGACCCCGAGCGTGAGCCGCACCGGTTCACGTTCATCCGCAACATGCCGATCGACACGGACCCGTTCGATGAGAAGAACTGGTCGTGGCCCAACCCCGCGTTGGGTGACTTCCTGTCCATCCAGGCGTTGCGCGACGAGGCGAGGGAAGCGAAGAACGATCCACTGAAAGAGAACGCGTTCCGTCAGTACCGGTGCAACCAGTGGGTCAGTCAGTCGACGCGGTTCATGCCGATGCACCTGTACCGCGAATGCACCGGGGACCTGTGGCTCCAGCAGGACTGGGGTCCGAAGTTGATGACCGGGCGTGAGGTGTGGTGCGGCCTGGACCTGTCCGCGAAGTTGGACCTCACGTCGCTGTGCGCGTTCGTGCCACCCAAGGATGATGAGCCCGGCCACATGATGTGGTGGCACTGGCTGCCTGAGGACGCGTTGTCGGCGTTCAACACCGTCACCGCGAACAAGGCGAACGTGTGGGTGCGCCAGGGCTGGCTGCGGCTGATGCCCGGCTCCGTCATCGACTACGGCGCGTTGTGCCAGCAGATCCAGGAAGCGTTGCGCCCGTTCACCGTGCGCGAGATCAGCTACGACAAGTGGTCCGGTGAGATGGTGCGCCAGGACCTGGAGCGCCGCCTCGGCAAGCGGGTGCCGATCATTCCCAACGAGCCGACGTTCGTCGGTATGACGCTTCCGTTGCGGGAGCTGATGGCACTGACCATCAACCACGACTGGCTGCACCACGGCAATCCCGTGGCGATGTTCTGCTTCGACAGCGTGGAAGTCAAACGGGCTATCGACAACCCCGACCTGATGAAGCCGGTCAAACCTCACCGTCTGCCGACCGCCACCCGTATCGACGCCGTCGTGACCGCAGCTCTCGCGGTCGGGGGCTGGGTTGTGCGTGGCCAGCAGCAACAGCCACAGCGCCGTGCCTACGGCTTCTAAGGGAGGTACGCCGTGGTGACTCACACGCGAACACACGTCTACACGAGGTTTGCTAATCCCTATCTCCTCTGCACGATGTGCCGCGAATTCGTGACGGGCTTTCACGACCCGAAGCGCTGCGATTGCGATGGCGATTACTACATCACGCCGTGCAAACACCGCGTCTATATGGACATCTGCCCGTCGTGGGGTCCGGTTGACGGTTGCCGGTGCGAGGAGTCTCTAGGCCATCGCGACCACCCGAAGCGGGAGGAGCTGCGATGACCTCACTGGTGCTCTCCACGCAGCAGAACAAGCTCTACAACTTCCTGACCGGCACGTCGCTCGGCCTCGATGAGGTCGGCAGCCTGATGGACCAGTCGAACATGGTGCTGGCGATGGCGCACGACATGGCCGCCGACTTCGCCGCGTTGTATCCGCACTTCCTGTTGATGGACTCCTACTACCAGGGCAACCCGCCGATGCCGCGTGAACCGGAGCGGTTGACGCAGAAGTTCCGCGAGATGCTGGCGATGAGCCGGTCCAACTGGTGCGGCCTGGTCGTGGACATCGTCAACGAGCGGTTGAAGGTCGGCTCGATCAGCAGCACCGGCAGTCCGGTGCAGGATAAGACCGCGTGGCAGTGGTGGCAGGCGTCCAACATGGACGGTGTCTCGCCGCAGATCCACGTGGCCGCGTTGAAGTTCGGGCTCTGCTACGTCAGCGTGTGGCCCCGACCTGGGCAGCCGCCCCGCATTGTGGGTGAGCCGCCGACCGGGTGTTTCGTGCGTTACGACTGCGACACCGGTGCGGCGTTGGCCGCGATGCGGATCTGGCAGGACGACCTGTGTGGCTGTGTGCACGCTGACCTGACCACGCCGGACTACCAGTTCCATCTGACCACCAAGGACGCGGTCCTCGACCAGCTCTCGCTGTACGGGGTGCCGCCCCGCGCCAGCCGCGCGGTGACCATGGATGTCAGCGATGTGCAGTGGCAGTTCCGCGTGGACGGGTCCGTGGTGCCGGTGGAACGCAACCCGCTGGGCGTCGTCCCGTACGTGCGGATGACCACGTCACCGGATCTCCTCGGCGGCTACGCGTCTGAATTGGAAGGTATTACGCCGATTCAGGATCGCATCATCCGCACCATCTTCGATCGACTCATGGCGCAGGGGATGGCAAGTTTCCCGCGTGCGTGGGTGACCGGGGTCGACGTGCCGCTGGACTCGCAGGGCAAGCCCAAGGAGCCGGTGGACGCGGCCGTGGACCGGCTGTGGACGTTCACCGACAAGGACACCAAGGTCGGCCAGCTCGACGCGGCCGAGCTGACGGGTTACATCCAGGTAATTACCAGCGATGTGCAGGCGCTGGCTTCCGTGTCGCGGACCCCGCCGTCGTACCTGATGGCCGGCATGGGGATCTTCCCGAGCGGTGAGAGTGTCAGGGCCACGGAGTGGGGACTGACCCGCAAGGTCGAGGCCCGCCAGCAGTCCTACGGTGACGGCTGGTCCGACGTCCTGCGCCTGTGCGGCCGGGCCGCCGGCAACAAACGCCTGGCCAACGATCTCGGCCTCAACGTCATCTGGAAGGACGTGGAGGCCCGCTCCGAGTCCGAGGTCGTGGACGCCCTCATCAAGATGGGCACCCTCGGTGTGCCGTGGCCCGCGCTGTGGCAGCGCTGGGGGGCCAGCCCCGAGGAGATCACCTCCTGGACCAAGAAGCTCGATGAGGCTTCCGCCCAGTCGGCCGCGCTCGCCGCAGCCGCCGCGAAGCCTTCCGGGACACCGCCACCGGGGGCACTGCCTCCGCTGTCGGGATCAACCAACCCAGAGCAGGGCGCCGACCAGATCGAGCCCTGACCGTCACCAGCGACCAGGTGTCGCACGCCCATATGTAAGGAGTAGCGCATGACCGCGCCGCCCACTGGCGTCCCAGAGCCACCCGAGGCTGGGGCCACGCCGCCGTCCGATCCCACGAACCAGGGGTCCTCGGCAACCGATCGGGACGTGGAGATCGCCAACCTGAACGCGGAGAACGCCAAGTGGCGCCGACAGCTCCGCGAACGTGAGGCCGAGTTGGAGAAGATGCGGCTCGCCACCGCCTCGGAAGCGGAGCGAGCCGTTGCGGCTGCCCGCGCCGAGGGTGCGGCCGAGTACGCGGTCAAGTGGCGCAAAGCCATCGTGCAGAACACCGCCCTGGCGGTACTCGCCGAACGTGGTGTCACTGCGACCGAACCAGCTCTGCGGTCACTGGACCTGGACGAGATCGAAGTGGACGAGAACGGCAAGTTCGACCGCGCTGCGGTCCTGTCCCGCGTGGACGACCTGCTGGTCCGCTACCCGATCTTCGCGTCACAGGCACAGCAGGCGGGTGCACCTCCGTTGCCGACACTCACTGGCGACGGTCAACGCCGCCTATCCACCGACACGCAGATCAAGCAGGCCGGCAAGCTGAGCGATCAGGACGCCGAGCGGATGCTGCGCTACGGGATGGGTGGCTGAGTCGCCTCTCATAGAGGGGCCTCCTAATGGCTACTCCCTACGTCTCCAGGGAGGACGCGCTCGCTCTCGTCGTAGAGCAGCGGTCCACGGAGATTCTCCAGATGGCCACCGAGCAGTCGGTCGCCATGCAGACCTTCAACAAGCAGCCGGTGTCCTCATCGCAGTGGAAGCTGTCGCAGGTCGACAGCTTCCCGAGCGCGAAGTGGCTGGTGGCCACACCACCCGCCGACGTGGATGTCGCACCCAAGCCCACCACCTCCATGTCGTGGTCCACGGTGGATGGGTACGTGGAGGAAGCCGCCACGATCGCGATCTTCCCGGAAAACGTGCTGGCGGACAGCGAGCGCAACATCCTGGCCGAGGTCAAGGCCCGGTGCTCCGAGGCCATCGCGATCCTCATCGACAAGACGTGCTTCTTCGGGCAGTCCCCGGACGGCTCGCCGGTACCCGCGTCGTTCCCGGTCGGTGGTATCGCCGGCCAGGCGGCGGGCCATGACCACGCCTACGTGTGGGGCACCGTAGACCCTGCCGAGGATCTGGCCGCAGCGTGGTCGGAGACGATGGCGCTGGTCGAGGCGGACGGCTACGACGTGGGCCAGGCGTACAGCGACCGGGGTATCCGGCCGTACTTCCGCAACCTGCGGGACAAGAACGGCACCCTGATGTACGGCACGTCGTTGCAGAACAACGTCGCTGTCGACGCGGTCTATGGGGTGCCGGTCAACTACGTCACGTCGGGCATCTGGGACCGCAACGAAGCTGTCGCGATCATGGGTGACCCGGAGTACGCGATCCTCGGCATCCGCAGTCAGCTCGAAGCCAAGATGCTGTCCGAGGCCACGGTCGGAGACGTGAATCTCGCGGAGCAGGACGCCATCGCTCTACGTATGAAGATCCGTTTGGGTTTCCTCGTCCTGGCGCCCAAGGGTCTGGGGCAGACGGCCAACCCGTACCCGTTCGCGGTGCTCTCGCCGAAGGGGACCGTGGTCGCGACCGGCGCCACCGAAGGGAAGCCGGGCACGTGGGCGCCTGCGGGCTCCATTGCGCCGGCCAACCTGGCGGGCACGACCGGTGTGCTGGCCTCGCCGGCCACCGCCTGGGCGACGTCGTCCTACGTAGTGCTGAACGACGGTTCCCGCGCCGCCTGGAACGGCACCGCCTGGGTTGCCAAGTAACCGGTTCAGGGGTCGGGCGAGCGTCCGCGCCCGACCCCGTCACCGCCCAGCAGAGAGGGGAGGTGCCATGGCCGGTTACGCCACCGTGGCGGACTACGAGTTGAGGACCGGCACCGACGTGCCGGTGGAGATGGAACCCACCGTCCAGCAACGCCTGGATGACACGTCGGCGCTCATCGACGTGTACCTGCGGGACTGCCAGGAAGAGGTCGCCGCCAAGTATCCGGATGTGCTCACCGCGCTGACGGTCAGCCACGTGTACCGGGTGGCGTCGATCCCAGCCGGCGTGCGGTCCGAAAGCGTCGGCAGCACGTCGGTGTCCTACAACGTCGACTCCGGACCACTGGACCTGGTGGAATCCGAGCTGACGCTGCTCGACGCCCTGATAGACGGTGCGTGCGGAGGCGACGAAGCCAGAGGTATCGGCCAGATCGGTATCGGGTACGGCGGCCCGCCGCAGCCGGTCACCGACCAGTTCGGGTACTGGCCCGACCCTGACGACATCGACATCTGGGTGCTGTCGGGAAGGTCACGACGATGACCACCCCGACGTGGCTGGACCGGCACTTCACCATCCCGTGCACCATCTACACCCGCGTCGAGGCCGGCAAAGACGAGTACGGCAACGTCAGCTACGCCGAAGGGCCACCCACCGACACGACCTGCTACATCCAGCCGGCGTCCCAGGAGGAGATCCAGGACGGCCGAGCCGAGGTCGGCCAGTACCTCGTGCACCTACGCGCATCCATGGTCGGTCTGTTGGACGGCTTCGCACGCATCGAGGTGAACGGCGTCTCCTACGAAGTCGCCGCACCACCGGCGTTCTACCCGTCCCTGACCCGATCCGGCGTGCATCACGTCGAGGTGTCCGTGCAGAGGGGGTCCGCCGATGAGGAGTGACATCGACCAGATGGGCATCCGCGAGCTGCTGTTCGATCCGGCGCTGAGCAACCAGATGTACGACCACGCCAAGGTCGCGCTCCAGCACGCGAGGTCGCTGGCGCCAACGGACTCCGGGGAGTACCGCCGACGCATGTTCGTGCGACGTCTACGTGGTGGCACGGCCGGCGCCATCTACGGCACGCAGTCGTACAAGGGCTGGTGGGTCGAGTACGGCACGGTCAACCACCGCGCCCACCACGTCCTGACACGCGCCGCCCAGGCGGCGAACCTGAAAGTCCGGCACCACTCCACGCCGGGAGGTGGGCCGTTGTCATGAGCGTCGACGTGGAAGGGCTTGTCGCGACATTCCTACGTGGACAGGCCGCGGTGACCGACCTCGCGGCAGACCGGGTATACACCGACATGCCGCACAAGAGGGAATGGCCGCTGGTGCTCATCACCCGCCTCGGTGGACGAAGCCTGTACCGCAACTGGCTGGAAGCCATCGACATCGAGATCAGCACCTACGGCGGAACACACAAGGCTGCGTACAACCTGGCGCAAGCCTGCATCACCACCATGGCCGCCGCGTTGGTCGGCACCCACACAGAGGGTGTCGTCACCAAAGTCAGCGCGGAGGCAGTCGCCTACGAACCGGACCCGGACAGCGCCGACCAGCAAGGTCACTCGCGCCCCCGGTACACGGTCAGCGCCACCGTCACGGCGCATCCGCAGGCGTAGCGCAACGGGGGGAGGCCATTCGTCATGGCCGTTATGACCAACACACAGCCGATCGTGGGTGCCTACGGCGACATTTACAGCGCCGCAGCGGGCACGCCGGTCCCAACCAACATCGACGACCCCGGTCCCGCGTGGACCATGCTCGGAATGATCTCAGAGGACGGTGCGTCATGGACGCCCCCCGAAGAGGAAACCGAGGAGATCAAGATCTGGCAGAGCATGTACCCCGCCCGCGTGGTCACCACGGGCCTGTCATCCTCGATCAGCTTCGCGTTGGACGGCTGGGACAGGGTCACGATTCCTTTCGCCCTGGGCGG